GATGGTGTAAATTCATTTGTTAGATTACCTAATGGTGAAATAATGTTTTTAAATGATTCTATTATAGGATTTGATGAAAATGGAAATTTAATTTTCTTTGGAGATTTAACTTCATTATCAACAGGAGTTAATTTTAATGATACTTTAGGTCAAAGTTTTAGAAATAGAAATCTATCATTTTATACATTTGATAAATTTAGAAATTCTCAAGCGAGTATGTTAGATGAAGCTGATAGGCTTGCTGCTGAAAGAAAAACTATAATACAAGAAGTAGATCCTAGTGATAGATTTGGTAATTTTGCAGAAAAATATTTAGGATATACTATTAAAATTCAAGAAGAAATAGAATCAAACTCAAATGCACAAAAAGCATCTCGAAGAAGAGGTATTGCTTTAGATAGTCTTGAAAAAATAGCTGTATCTACTGAATTAACATTTTCAGACAATTTATCTGGTATAGTTAATGAAGTTAAATTTTTATTAAAAAGAGATATTGACGCTGGAGTTTTAGGAGTAAACACTTCAGATCCACAACCTAATGAAATTTCTGATACTGATGCACTTAATTTAGCTAAAACAACGGGGGCAAATCCAATTGCTGTAAGTAATATTGAAGCTGAAAATAATAATACAACGGCAGCTTCATTACCCACTACTACTAATAGAAATGATGGTATAGATACTCCTGATGGCTTTTCAGCTCAGATTCGCCCAGATGGTAGTTCACCTCGCAAACCACTAAATGTAAAAAATGTTGCCGAAACTGGAATACAAGACTTTATAAAAGAATCTCCATCATTAAGTAGTTTAGCTTCTAATTTAGGTACAATTAATAAGGCAACTCCATCACAACTTTCAAATATCCTAAAAGAACCAGGAATTGAAAACTTAACAGAAGAAGAACTTCTTCAAAAATTAAAAGGTGAAATTTTAAGTACTGTAGATCCAAATCCTGAAAAAGTAGATGAAGTAAAAGAAAAAACTAAACAATGGTATGAAGGTCTTAGAGGTAAAGCTAGAGCTGATTTTGATAGATTAAAACTTTCAGCTCGTATTCCTCCTTTAATAGGTGGAAAAATATTTCCTTCTTCTGAATCTTATGAATTTGAACCTTATATTTCTAAAATAGAATTAAAAGAAATTCCAAAATGGGTAAAACTACTTTTAAGAAGTGGGTATACTCAACTTGAGGTAGATGCTGGATTAGGTGGAGAAGGAATTAAAGAAAAATATGAAATTAAAACATTACCAAACGGTAAAATTGAAGTCCAAAAGAAACTCGCATTTAAAGAGGGTAACTTTTAAAAAATATGTTAAATAAATATTTATAATCATGAAAATAGAAGCTTTTAGAAAAATCATTCGAGAAGAGGTAAGAGACGTAATTAAGGAAGAACTTTCTTTAATTATGAGTACTCCTATTACCGAAACTAAAATAATTCAGAAGCCGGTTGTAGAACAAAAAACACCAAGAAAATCACTATCTGAATTAACAGAGACAGTACAACCTACTACTCCACAACAACCCCCACAACCAACTCAACCTTTATTTGAAGGAGCAGGTGCTATATCTGATATCCTAAATCAAACACATGTTGAAGGTGGATGGAGAGATATGAATGGAGGAACTATGACAGCACAAAACGCTGTTGGTTTCCAAGGCGGAATGCCTGGAGGTGAAACTAAAACAGTTAATTCTGTAGATGAAATGGTAGCCTCACAACCTAAAACATCAGATATAAATCAAGTATCAATTGATGCTGTTCCTGATTTTTCTGGATTAATGGGTAAAATGAAACAAGACGGTAAAATATAATGGCATATATAACACGTAACGTTGATATTTTAGACTTGCAACCTAGTGTAGGAGTAGGTATTAGTATTCCTTTTAATGGAGCTACTGGTATTAATACAACTTATACTACTCAAGATGCAATTAAATCTAATTTACTTAATTTTCTTTTAACAGGTAAACGAGAAAGAATAATGAATCCTGGGTTTGGATCAGGGTTACGAGATGTAATTTTTAACCCTTTAACTGAAAATTTAGTAGAAGAGGTTGAAAACTTAATTATAAATGGAATTGATACATTTTTTCCAAACGTTATTGTAAATAATTTAACTGTACAATTAGAACAACAAAGTAATACTACTATAATAGCTTTAAATTATTCTTTAGCTAATACTAATATTGAAGATGAACTTCAAATAAATATAAACAATGGCGGAGTCTAAAAAAATACAATATTTAAATAAAGATTTTGACGGGTTTAAACAGAAACTTTTAGAGTTTGCTGAAATATATTACCCTAATACTTATAATGACTTTTCAGAAAATTCTGCAGGGTTAATGTTAGTTGAAATGGCATCCTATGTAGGTGATGTTTTATCTTTTTATGCTGATAATCAAGTACAAGAAAATTTTATAGAGTATTCAAAACAAAGAAATAATTTATTATCTCTAGCTTACAATCATGGATACTTTCCTCAAGTTACTAATGCATCAACTTGTAATGTAGAAGTATTTCAATTATTACCTGCCACTATAGCGGGAGGTTCTATTGAACCTGATTTTAACTATTCAATGATTATAGATGAGGGTGCACAATTACAAGCTGGTAATAGTAGTGGATTTTTTTACATCGAAGATAAAATAGACTTTTCAGTATCAAGTAGTGCAGACCCAACAGATATATCTGTTTATTCAATAGGATCAGATAATAATCCTAATTTTTATTTATTAAAGAAAACAAGAAGAGTAGCATCTGGAGAAATTAAAACAACTACTTTTGATTTTAATGCTCCCGAAAAATTTCCTACTATACAAATAGGAGATACTAATATAATTAAAGTTATTAATGTAACTGATAGTGATGGTGTAAGATATACAGAAGTACCCTATTTAGCACAAGAAACTGTATTTGATCCTCAAGCTAATATAGCAGCTAATGATCCAAACTTTGTTCAATATAACGATACTACTCCTTATTTATTAAAAATTAAAAAAGTTCCTTATAGATTTACATCAAGATTTCAATCTAATAATACTTTACAATTGCAATTTGGTTCTGGAATTTCATCTAACCCAGATGAAGTAATTTTACCTAATCCGGATAATGTAGGTTTAGGATTACCTTACGGGGTAGATAAATTAACTACAGCCTTTGATCCATCTAACTTTTTATACTCTAAAACTTATGGAGTTGCTCCTTCTAATACAACCCTAACTATTAATTATTTAGTTGGTGGTGGAGCTGTATCTAATGCCCCTGCTAATAGTATTACTAGTTTACAAACAGGTACTATTACTTTTTTTGGAGCTTCTTTAGATAACACTTTAGAATCTACAGTTAGGGATTCTTTAGCATTCAACAACCCAGAACCTGCAATAGGAGGAGGTGATGGTGATACTAATGAAGATATTAGACAAAATGCTATAGCACAATATCCTACTCAATTAAGAACAGTTACAAAAGAAGATTATATAATTCGTTCTTTATCTTTACCTCCTGAATATGGAGTTATATATAAAGCATATGTAACTCAGGAAAATTTATCTGTAGGAATTAAACTTCCTGTATATGATGATCAAAATGATAATGCTTTATGTTTACATATCTTATCTAAAGATGAAAATGGAAATTTAAATTTTGCAGATCCTGCTTTAAAACAAAATTTAAAAACTTATTTAGCAGAATACCGAATGTTAACAGATGCTGTTACCATTAAAGATACTTTTATAATTAATATTGGAGTTAACTATGATGTAATATTACTTCCTAATTTTAATAATAGACTAGTACTAAATAATATAAATACAGCTTTAACAAATTATTTTAATACTGATAATGCTCAAATTAACCAACCTATATTAATTAATAATGTTCGTAATGTTATTGATGTTATAGAAGGTGTTCAAACTGTTAAAAAATTAGAAATAGTAAATAAAGTAGGAGAAAATAGTAATTATTCAAAATATGCTTATGATATCAATGGGGCAACTATAAATGGTGTACTTTATCCTTCATTAGATCCTTCAATTTTTGAAGTAAAATTCCCCGAACTTGATATTCAAGGAAAAGTAGTAACAAACTAATAACATGGCAGTATATAAAATATTTCCCGAAAAAGATACTTTTATTTTATCTAAATATCCTTCACAAAATACAGGACGAGATGAAATATTAGATATTTCTAATTATAATGGAATTAATCAATTATCATCAGCTACAGGTGATTTACCTGCTGTAACTCGAGCATTAATTCAATTCAATTCAACGGATATAAACGATGTTGTTTCAAATAAAATAAGTGGTTCGACTTTCCAAAGTAACTTAAGATTATACCTAGCAAACGCTGAAAACGCGCCATTAAATTATACCCTAGAATCATACCCTGTATCAGGAGCATGGGATATGGGAACTGGTAGAGTAAGCGATGTACCTAAAACAACCGATGGGTGTTCATGGGGTTGGAGAGGAACTTCTGGTTCAAATGCTTGGGTTACTGGTGGTGGTGATTTTTATTTAAACCAAGCTTCATCCTCACAAGATTTTACTTATACTAGTGATAAAGATATCTCAATGGATGTTACAGATATAGTACAGTTATGGAATGCAGCTAGTTTTTCTAATGATGGGTTTATAGTTAAACACAGTGCTAGCATAGAATTTTCTAGCTCATTTGTTGAAACAAATTATTTTTCTGTAGATACTCATACAATATATCCCCCTACTTTAGAATTTAAATGGGATGATTCAGATTATACATCTTCTTTACCTTTAGTAACAGGTAGTGATTTTATATTATCATTTACAAATAATAAACAACAATTTGAAGATAGTGGAATTTATAACTTTAAATTAAGAGCAAGAGATACTTATCCTGCTAGGGCTTTTCAAACAAGTTCTGTATATTTAAATGCTAAAATACTACCTACCTCTTCATATTGGGGTCTAAAAGATATTAAAACAAACGAAATGGTAGTTGATTTTGATACTTCATATACTAAAATAAGTGCTAATAATGATGGTAATTATTTTACAGTTTATATGGATGGGTTAGAACCTGAAAGATATTATCAATTATTAGTTAAAACTGTAATTGATGGAGAAACATTAGTTATTGAAGATGAAGGTAATTACTTTAAAATAGTTAGATAATGGCAACAGAAGAAGTAAAATTTTCAAAAGAAGTTTTTGGTAAAATTACTTACCCTAAAATAGTAAACACAGAATTTTCAGAACTAGTAGTAGTTGAAGAAACACCACTAGCTATTCCTGATCAAATGACTGTAGCCGAATTTTTTGCTGAGTATGATAGACTATTTTTTGAAATACCTAGAAATGGAGCTAATGGATCACATGAAGAATTAGTTACTCGAAGTTCATCTTATATAGGTGTATCAGGTCAGGCGGATGAAATTCAATCTTTACTTGATGAAATAAACGATTTAAGAATACAATTACTCTCAGCACAACAAGAGATAGTTAACTTATCTACTGCAGTATAATGGAAGAAATAAATGTAATTACTACAGGTTCAGAAAGTTTTATTAATCAAAACTATATACCTAAGGATAAGAATTTACTTAATTCTTCATCTTTAATTAGGGATTATGGAGCTCCTCAAGATGTAATTGAGCTTCATGTTTTTGATGAATCTGGATTACTTTTAACTTCTTCTTATAATTTCCAAAATTTTCAAACCCAAACAACCTCAGAAAGTAGTAGCTTATTTAACCAAATTTATGTTGATCCAGAAATTGATGTACAAAGTTTAGGGTATGAAGCCGGTACTTTTAATTTAACTTATTATCCTTATAGAAATTTATTTTTAAGTAATTCTGATAGGAGATTTTTTATAAAAGAGATATCTGAAGATAGAACTGAAATTAGAATAGTAACTAATGATTTATCTTATGAAGCTTTAAGTACTTCATATTTTAACTATATTAATTCAAAAACCAATAAAAGTTTTTATTCTGATTTTCTTGTAAATTTTGGTGATAATCAAACTTTTTTAGGTGTTAATACTTTATTAGATACATCTTTAACTACAGAACCAAGTGTTTATATAAAATTATATGAACCTTTACCTATAGAATATACAGAAAAAGACACTTTATGGGTAACAGAACAAGTTTCTGATCCCTTTTCTTTTAATGTTGATATAAAAATTTTACCTGAAGAAGAAGAAGAAGAGTTTGAACTACTTAGAGGTCCTAATACAAATGTTGATTTAAATTTACAAACTAATGTTTCAACTAAGTATTTAAATCTTAATGAAATATTAGATACAAATGTAACTTCATCATTACAACAGATAAAATCTATATTAGAAGATAAAGATGTTAGTATTAATATTGATTACAATTCTTATAATAATTTTGTACACTTCTCCTCAGCCTATAATAGATTAGAAAATTTTAAAGCAAAGTTAACATTAATTGAAAATTATCAGAATGATTTAAATCAATTAAAATCTTTAAATCCGTTAACTGATAATTCTTATATATCTTCATCAAAATCAACTTTACAACAAAACGTTGATAATTTAATAGAAAAATTTGATGGATATGAGTATTTTTTATACTTTAATTCTGGTTCAAAATCTTGGCCTAAATCAGGTTCTAACATAGCTCCTTTTACTAATTTCCCTGTTAATTCAGAATCTTCTTCTGTATGGTATGGATCTTTAGATGATGAAAATGAATATTATGGAGGTCAAATTTTAAGTGCCTCTACATATGATAATGATAATAGAGATTATATTTGGAATGGTCTTCCTGCTTATATAAAAGAAGATCCACAAAATCAAAATTTAGATTTTCTAGTATCAATGATGGGTCAACATTTTGATACTTTATGGACTTATACTAGAGCTATAGGAGACATAAAAAATAGTGATAATAGAATTGATTACGGTATATCAAAAGATTTAGTTGGAGATGCTTTACGTTCCTTAGGAATTAAATTATATACTTCTAATAGAACTAATGAAGATCTATTTACTGACCTATTAGGTTTAACCCCTTCAGGTTCAGCTACACCTTCAACAGGTACTCAAAGAGTAGAAACCTATATATCTGCTTCTAATGATGCTAATACTTCAGATACTTTAAATAAAGAAGTATACAAACGTATTTATAATAATTTACCTTACTTATTAAAAACAAGAGGTACTAAACAAGGATTAAGAGCATTACTTAATTGTTTTGGTATTCCTGAAACAATATTAAAAGTAAATGAATTTGGAGGAGATCAGAAAAATATCCCTACAGTTAACCAAGTAGTAGATAAGTTTGCTTATGGGCTTGAAACTAGACAATCCTCTAGTATTCAAATCCCATGGTTGCCTTTTATTACTAACTTTTCAGATGAGTGGAATGCTATTGATATAGATTGGAACGTAATTGAAGGTACATGGAATGGACCAAAAGCTGCAAGTTCCACACCTGATACTGTAGAATTTAGATTTAAAACAAATGGTTTACCATCTGCTTCTTATTATAGTCAATCATTGTTCCAAGTAAATCAAGATGAAAATACACAATTTGGAGTACAATTATATTACCCATCAGCATCTAATGCTTCTTATGATAGTCCTATATTAAATGATATTAATTCTGTTAATGGAGAATTAAGATTTTTCTTATCTGGTTCACAAGGGTATGCTAAAACACAACCTATTACAATGCCCTTCTTCTCTGGTAGTTGGTGGACATTAAAATTAAATAGAGAAACTGGTAGTGTATTTTTATATGATAGTGGTTCTGCACAAACTTATACCTTAACTGTAAAAAGTACAGATTATGATGGTAAAGATGGAACATTTATAAAATATCAAGCTTCACAAAGTTTAAATATTAGTGGATCCGAATCTGCCTCTTATAATGGATCATGGAATAATTTCTCATTTGTTTCTAATAATGCAGCACTTGCAGGTCATGTAGGAGGTACAGGAAGTAATAATATTTTAGCTCCAAATGGAGTAGTATTTGATGGTTCTTTCCAAGAAATTAGAATGTGGTCAACAATATTAAGTCAATCTGCTTTTGATCAACATGTATTAGATCCACGCTCAATTAGATCAAATAAAGTTACATCCTCATTATATGACTTAGTTTATAGATTACCTTTAGGAAATGATTTACAAATATCAGGATCAGATGGAAATAATATTGTAACTTCGGTTCACCCTTCTATTACAGGTTCGTTTGTTCCTACTGCTTCCTTTTTCTTAGGAACTGGTTCAACTACTGTTTCTTATGGTATAATAACAAATTTTACAACAGAAAGCTATCAACCTACAGAATATTATTCTTTAATTCAATCCCCAAATTTAGGAGCATATAACCCTATAGATGATAAAATAAGAATTTACGATAATCCTGAAGCATCAGGTTCAACATTATCTCCTTATACTACTATTCAACAATATCCAAATGATAGATACACAATGGATGTTAATGACGTAGAAGTAGCAATTTCACCTCAGGACTCTATAAATAGAGATATTACAGAACAGTTAGGATACTTTAATATTGATGAATATATAGGCGATCCTAAATTAGCAGCTTCATCTTCATATAGTGGATTAGAGGCTGTTAAACAATTTTACTTTAACAAATATTACAGAAAACAAAACGTTTTTGATGTAGTAAAATTATTATCATATTTTGATAGTTCTTTATTTAAAATGGTAGAGGATTTTGTTCCTGCAACCGCTGAACTATCTACTGGGTTTTTAATTAAACAGAATCTACTTGAAAGAAATAAAACAATAAGATTTGAACCTTCTTTTACATATATAGATCATAGTGGGTCATTAGATATAGTTAGTGTTACAGGTTCTAATCCAATGAACCAAAAACTTAATACTGAATATACAGGTGAAATACTAATCCCCTCAAGTTCCGCAAATACAATTACAGCATCAGGTGTAATTTATAATTTTACAGATAATAGAGAACCATTTACAGGTGAGTATAGTGGTAGTGAATTAACCGTTTATTCTCAACCTACTTCTAGTGTTATTACAGAAAAAAGTTTTTTTAGAACTCAAGGAGATAATGATACTGCTGTATCTTACTCTGCCGTACCCTTTAATCCTGAATTAAATAATGTAATTGAAGCTAGAAAATCAACTAAATATATGGATGTTGATTATTCTTCAGATATAGTTACACCTGTTAATATAGGATATATTACTAGTAGATCTTTTGGCAATATAACAGAAGATAATAGCCAATTTTTAGATGCTCCTATTCAAGATAGTAATTATACTTTATTACGTAATGTAAATCCACGTTATTTAGGTAGTAAAACAATATCTCAAAAATATAATGATTATACTATAGGAGATAATTCATATGGACAAACTGCTGCAATTGATTTAAATTCACTTAAATTTGCTTACTTCTCAGAAATTGTAGAAACAGGCTCGGCATTTCCAGATAGATCAAATGTTTATATTAAATATTTAATTGATGGTAGATCTAATGTTATAGAATTAACTCGAGGTAACAAAACTATATTTGAAGTTCAAAATATATTTAATCAGAAAAAAGAAATAGATATATCACTTGATAATAACCAAGAATTTTCAGATCAAAAATATTTAGATGGCCTAAAATCAGTATATGCTGGTGGTTTTAGATATCTTCCTATGTTACAAAACCCAACAGGTAGTAGTACATTACAATATAGTTTTACTACTAATTCAATAGAAAATTTAAGTCAAAATGATTTACAACCCATTACTGATAGTTTAAATGGTAATTTTATTCAAATAGGTAATCTTTCTACAGATACTATTTCTGTTATAAGTGGAAGTAATTTAGTTTCTGTAGCGGGTATCCCCTCAATAAAATTAACTAGAAATACTCCTGTAAATAGAGACTCTATTTGGTGGGACAATGATTTAGTAGTTAACCTTCAAGGTGAATTTGAGTTACAAGTTAGAATTCCTAAGAATCCTTCTGCACCTATAAATGATATTACATGGAATCCTTTTAATGGAACTTTACCTTTAATATCATCATCTACTGATTTAGGAGATTTTACTTTATTAAACGCAACATATCCTTTAAATAATTCTGTAACATTACCTAAAAATACAGACAATATAAATGCCCAACTAGAATATTCTCCCTCAGCATTAGGAGGAATATTTAAAACAGACTTTGGTAGTCCCGAAATTGGAAGTGCTTCTTTATCTATAATTAACTCTTCAGTTCAATACCAAACCCCACAATACACTTATTATTTACCCTCAGATCCTGTAGTAAGTATAACTTCGAGTGTTTCAGATGGTGGAGATGCAAATAATAGTAATGCTTTCTTTTTAAGAAATAATACAGGTTCATTTAATATATTAACTGCATCTGTTTCTATGTCTTATTGGTATGGTAATTTTATACAAACTTCTTCTATATATGAAAGTGGATCAGATTCATTTGGAATAATAGATGAAGAATTCTCTATTAATGAAGGAGATATATTTAAATTTGCTGATACTAAAGCGGGTGAAGCAGGATCAGGAAGTGCTATATTCCCACGTTCATTTGAAAGACAAGTAAAACGTGTAAATACTGTACTTAGAGATGAAGTAACTAATACAAGAAGAGTTACTATAGAATTTGATAAAGATATTCCTGCTAGAGCCTGTGAAGATTTTTCAACACCTGCTAATGCCGCTGATGCACGTGCAATTAAAAGATTTATCATATTGAAAAAAACACCAGATGAAACTAACATTGTGTTAGATTTTCCAAAACAAGATGGAAAAACTTCATCGGGTATTGTTTTACCTGCAGATATCCCTCAAACATTACAGGATAGAGCGGGTAACATTGTAAAAGAACTTAAATCACAAAATTTAATATCATAAAAAAACAAATTATATTATATTTATATACAACAAGAATAAACCATGGGATATTTAAATAACATTTCAGTTACAGTTGATGCCATCCTGACTAAAAAAGGACGCGAGTTACTAGCTCGAAACGATGGATCATTTAGAATTACACAATTTTCTTTGGCAGATGATGAAATTGATTATACATTGTATAA